AGCCACAAGGCGAGCACACGGCAACGTGGGGGGCTCATAGTCGTAATCTTCGCCCCAAGCATCCACGCTACCCACGTCAAGCGTGGAGGCCGCCATCGGCACGAGTAGCGCAATAACAGAGCCTGCGATAAGCGCGCTGGCGTATGCCGTGCGCCTAACGGTAGCGCTCTCCCATGTGCGCCTACTATGCGTTGCGAGGGCGGAAACGAGACCAGACTCGGAACGGAAAACGACGGTTTTCATGGTCCGTACTCCTTCGCCGGGGTAACTCCCCGGTCGCAAAGTGACAGACCGCCGGGTATCGGCGAATGTTCCGAGCGATTGAGTCTTTTTTTCTACGCACCTTGACACACGAGTGCGTACATAAGCGGTGGGAAACCGCCACTTACACATACTGTAGGCGCATGTGAGCCCACCAGGAGCTCGGCCGGCCCCAGTTGGCAATCCGGGGAGACTTTTGCCTACACGACATGTACGCCGCACCGCGTGCGTCTTGCGCGGAAGACCGCTGGTATTCCAGGAAATTGCGGCAACTTTTCCCAGGCTGCGAAAAACAGAACGCCAGCCTGGTCGGTATGACCAAAGCTGGCGAAATTGTTGCCGAAAAACAGATGCCGCGTTTCTAGCGGGTCACTTCGCCTTGCTCCAGCGGACCCCCGAGCCGGTCTTTTTCCACTCGTACTCTCCGCTGATGACTCGTCCTCCACCGAGCATGTGCCTGCGAACGCCCTCTTCGTAGTAGTTCAGCTGCCGGCGGGCAGCGGCCACGCGCTCCATGATGTAGCCTGCGTGGGCGTCGCTAGTGGGCTCGTCGGTCATCTCGTACCGCCTAAGCAGCGCCCTGGCAGGAAGTAGCCCTTGCTGGCCCTCAGAGGCCACCTCAGATACTTCCGACACCGCCGCGCAGTACGCCAGGCTCGGGCAGTAAAGCTGCGTACAGTGGATTCCTGGAGCAGCAGCGGGCATCTTCGCTGGCAACGCTAGGGCCATGGACATGGCGAAGCAGTGAGAGTCCAGCTCCGCGGCCGTGACGTTGTAGGCAACCGTGTTCACGAGTGCTCCACCCGGGGCAGACGGCTCATCAAGGACGTACAGCGCCTCAAGAAGTGCCGGACCCACGCTTAGTGGGTCATAGCCAACCTGTTCAACCAGGACGTTCCTGAAGCCAGCAAGGAGCGTCATTAGCTGCTCCTTTACGCCGTTGCCGCCTCCAGTCTTCCAGTCGGCGACGTACAGCCTGCCGTCAGGGAGGATGCCCACAACGTCAGCGGTTCCGTGCAGGAAACCGGGCCAGTCTGGGTACCCGCGGCCCGACACGGATTCGTCGCACCGGGAGACGCCACTCTCAAAGTCTGTGGACACAAAAACCTCTGTTGAGAGGAACGCCATGTCACGCTTGAGCATTGACAGGTACTTGGCCGCAGCGGCCACCCTGTGTCTGATTCCTTCGTCAAAATAGTTCGGGTCAGACCCCTGCGATGCCACGGAGTGAATCGCGTCATGGAACGCGATTCCGGTGTCCCTGGCCATCAGGTCCTCCGGCTTGCGCTTTGACTCGTCGTACCACTTCGCCAGCGGATGCATCCACGCCTGGCACCCGCTCAGCACGAGCGCGCTCTTACTTGCTGTGGCTCTCACATGTCCTCCGTTTGGGTGTGTGGCATTTTGTCGCAATCGGCACCCCGAGCTGGACTTGAACCAGCATCCATACCGCCCATCCGCGGATGGCCAACGGCCGCTCTACCAATTGAGCTATCGGAGTAGGGTGCACGCGCCGCCACTTGCGGTGCAGCATGGCTGTCCATGCCTCGTTACGGCTTCCGTGTGGAAGCCTGAACACGGCCGTGGCCGCCGTGTACGTTCAGAACGGAATGGCTCCGTCGTCCGGGGTGAAGCCCTCCTGGGGCCGTCCGCTGGCGCTGTTGGCCCCTCCAGAATTGAACGGCGGCGCGACAGTAAGGCCCTCATCGTTGACCTTGATACACAGGCCAAGGCGCTCCTTGCCCATCTTGTCCGTGTACTTACGCGTCGTAAACATGCCCTTCACCGTGACGTACGCACCGTCGGTGACGTCTTGAGATCCGAAGTACATGCAATCATAGAAGTTTTTGGTGTAGGAACCGTCTCGTTCCTTTTGACGCTGGCTGAGCGTGAACGAAGTGAACCCGCCACGCGCGCTCTCGCGACGGTTGGGGCGGCTGACGTATCCACGAACCTCAATGTCTGCCATGTGCTTTCTCCTTACTTTTCCGTACCGTCGTCAACGTCATCCAGGTCTTCCTGGCCAACCCACAGCTTGTGCCCAGTCTTGAATTGGACCTTGATGGCCACACCGGGACCTCCGCCTTGGCCGAAACCAACGCGGCCCATCTCGTGGTCAAGGACTTCGGCAGTCCCATCGCCACACCAGTCAGGAAGCTCTCCGTTCTGGGCACGCTTGTTGTACTTCACGATTTCACCCATGGCTCATCCCTTCTGCTTGTCAGCCTTCACAATGAGCTCAAGCTCAAGCAATAGTTTGGTCTTCATGTCGTCCGGCATGGCGGACCTTCTCACGTTCGCGTACATGGATCTGCGGTCGTCTGCACTGGCTGCCGTAAACTCGGCCACTAGAGACGCCGATTCGGCCTCCCAGTCAACCTTGGGCTGAGCCTGCGGCTTGGTCTTGGTGCCGCTAGCCGCGTTGCCGTCGTCGTCCTCCGGAGCGATTCCAACCAGCGCCATGAGGGCGTAGCGCCTGGCGTACGTAATGGCCGAACCTACGTCCTGGGCTGACAGCGGGTTCTTCACCGGCATACTGTACCGGCTTGAAATGCTCTGGCCGCTGCTATGGATGAGAATCGTCTCAACGCCAACACGCCCAGGCTCCGCGTCGTACATGAGCTGCATGACGCTCAGGCCGTTGCTGGACAACTCCTCTCGGCACGCGTCCCATACGGATGCCAGGTCTGCGTAACGAGAGCGAAACGCGGGGTTGCTAGCTCGCTTCTTGGCTCCCTCAATCTCACCCTGGGCCTTGGCGAGGGCAGCGGCGAGCTCCTTGAAGTCGTTCTGTTCAGCCATTCTTTTTCTCCTCTACCATTCTCTTCGCCATCTTTTCGCAAGCCTCACTAAGAGACCCGCCGCGAACGCATAAGTTCCCTGCGGTGACGTGAAAAGTTCCGGTCACATCGGGTTCAACCTCTACGTCTTGGTAGCCGAGAGACGAAGCCAGCACCGATAGTGCATCCGCAGGGTTTGCCTCAAACGTGACTCGTAGGTCGCCCATACTGAGTGTTACCCGGCTCATGTGACACCTTTACCGAGTGCGTAAGCCACGGCTCCCATGGCGTCCTCAAGCGACCTGACTACAAAGTACAGGCCACCGGCAGACGTCAGCTGGTTGCAGAACTCAATCTGGCACGGCCTCAGCTTCCCACGCCTGCTCTTCACCTCCAGGCCCACGATGCGTCCCATTGGCGCAGTGACCAGGATGATGTCTGGAAGCCCGCTCTCGCCTAGCTTCACCTTGCGGTTTCCAGCAAAGACGTTGCCGCTGTTTTGCCTCCAGTGGAGGAGGCCCACGTCCTTCAGCCACTCCAGGATGTTGCGCTGGATGGATGCTTCGGACAGGGAGCCATCCCTTAGAAACTTGCGCTTAGCCATTCATGCCTCCGCTGAAAACCATGGCAGGGTGCCTCCAGCTGGGGACGGTCTTGCGAAAGTAGACCCTGACTCCGTAGATTCGGTAGAAGCCGCGCTTGGTATCAAGCTCAAACTCGGTGCTGGACTTTGACAGGTCGGAGATTGCGCCTGGTTCATAGTCTGCGGGACAGTACATGGCCACAGGCTCACAACCGTACTGGTGCTTGCAAAAGTTCAGCAGCCTACGGAGGCTCTCAAGAAACGTCATTTAGCCTCCATGTCGTGGAACGTAACCGTCGTCTGGTTGAAGACCAGGTGTACGGTCCCTGTTGGTCCACCGCGCTGCTTCCTGATGATGAGCTCAGCTTCGGACCTGTCCGCCATCGGGTCGTACTGGCAGTGCCTGTAGACGAACATGATGATGTCAGCATCCTGCTCTATGGCCCCGCTCTCGCGCAGGTCGGCCATCAGAGGCCTCTTGTCGTCCCGGTACTCGCAGGACCTGTTCAGCTGGCTAAGCGCCATAACGGAGCACCCAAGCTCCTTGGCGAGTAGCTTGCTGGTCCTAGAGAACCCGCTGACCGCCATCTGGCGGTTGTCATTGCTTCCACCGCCAATCAGCTGGAGGTAATCAATGATTACCAGGCCAATCTTGAGCCCAGCAGCATCGGCAACAGCCTTCTCCAACCTAGCTGCCTCCGCGATGTCGTCCATCTGGAAGCATGTGTCGTAAATCTTCCATAGCCCAGGCGTACCAGGGTTCTGGGCCACCTCGGCGACCCTGGCCGCCTCTGCGTCTGAGGCCCTACGACCGTCAGACACCTTCATGAGCCCGACCTGGGCTCGCCACGAGATTTCACGCTCCGCAATCTCGTCGGCCGACATCTCCAGCGAGAATTGCAGCACGACATGCCCTTGCGCAATGACGGAGCGCCTGGTGTTGTCAGCGAACGCCGTCTTGCCCATGCCAGGCCTTCCGGCCACGACGAACATCTTCCCCGGCCTAAGCCCGACGATGGCGGAGTCCAGGGACTTGAGCCCGGTGCTGATGGCAGGTGGAGTCTTGCCAGAGCGGCGGTCCAGGAACTCTCTTACGACCTCTGGCACCACGATGGTGCCGTCAACGTCACGCCTTGGCCTCGTCTGGAACGGGCTTTCCGCGAACCTTTCTGAGGCACCCGCATGACTTGTTACCGCGGTTTGCTGGGGCCCAGAACGTGTTTCCGCAGTGGCAAACAAGCTCGTGATAGGTAACGTAGCCGGACCACCCATGCCGTCTCCTCTCTGACTTGCCCGTCTTAGGCAGGCCGCTCACTTTGAGCCCCTACGCATCAGGTCCATGGCGACATAGACGATTCCATCCATGAGCTCCTCGCCGGCCTCGTTTAGCCACACCTTCTTGTCGGCGTTATCCTTTAGCTTTCCGTAGCGCTCCTGGCCAATGAGTAGGCGTTCCGCGATGTTCGCAAGGAGCTCAAGCTCCATGTCCTCAAGCTTTGAGGCGGTGTTGTACAGTCTGTGGATAGGGTCCAACGCTAGTCCCTCCCGAAGTAGCTGTTGATGTCGTGAACGATCGGCTGTGGTTCCTCTTCATGTTTCACGCAGCCTACAGGCTCCTCGTCGCGGCTCACCTGGTGCGGGTACCGCAAGATTTCGTAGTCAAGACCGCGAGACTTCACCTCGGCAGCTTCTTTCATCATCGCCACGTTCATATTGTTGCGAGGCCTGAGCCCGGCGTTGCGCTTGCCCTCCGGGGTCACCTCATTCATGACGATTTCAGTGGCCGCTTCAGACCAGTTCTGGGCCCTCAGGTGAGCCTCAAGCTTCGGGAACCTGAACGCGGGTCCGCAAGCCCATGCCAGCGACATGACAGCGGCCTGAGCTGGAGCAGGCCATGAGTCAAACTCTGGGAACCGACCACTGACGTGGACGTAGTTCTGCATGAGCTTTCGCTCAACCAGCTCCTTCACGCCGTCGCCAGTTAGGCGAAGCCGTGTCTCACCGCCCGCTACAAGATGCCCAAGCTTCGCAAGGGCCTTGTTTGCCAGCACGCTTTCATACTCAGCCCTCACCTCATCCTTGGTAGCCGGAGACCCGTCGGACTTGCGCACCCACGGTAACGCAATTGCATACTCAGCACTCGGTAGGTAGTTGCCTACACCGGTGGTAACGAGTCCTCTGATGTCCAGGTACATCCAGGTGACCATGCCCTCAAGCGGCACGTTTAGGTTGAGCCACGCATCAACGACAGATGCTCTCATTTCACGAGCACTCCTTCCGACGCACATGCGTCAACCAGAACCTTTGCTATGGGCGCCAAGTCAGACGCCTTTATCATCAGGCTAGCGTACGCGTACGCGCCGACACCTGCCCGGTTGTACTTGAGCTGCTCAAGGTAGTAGTGGTCTCCGCTCTTCACAACCCTGAATTGGTTTGTTTTTGACGTAGGATTACCGAATCCATCGGATGATGACGCTACATGAAGTCCGCGCATTGCGATGTCCTCGTTTGTGCCACTGCGGTCTACGTCATGGTCAACGACCTCCTCAACCGAGGCCATGCGCACTTCGTCAGTGGTGAGTCCGGTGAACATGTCAACAGTTCTGTCGGCAGCCAGTGGCCGTTTCGCGACCCTTTTCATTCGTAAAGCCTACCTGCGCTTTCTTGTAGTTACAGTGCCGCAACCGTAGCCGTAGCCGTTGCCGTATCTGTAGCCGTAGCCGTTGCCGTTGCCGTTGCCGCTGCCGTTGCCGTAGCCGTTGCCGTTGCCGTTGCCGTTGCCGTTGCCGTAGCCGTTGCCGTTGCCGGTGCCGTATCCGTCGCCGTAGCCGTAGCCGTAGCCGTAGCCGTAGCCGTAGCCGTTGCCGTAGCCAACTGGACGAAACATGGTCTACCTACGCTTTCTTGCAGTGACAGTGCCGTATCCGTTGCCGTAGCCGTCTCCGTAGCCGTAGCCGTCGCCGTAGCCGTAGCCGTCGCCGTCGCCGTAGCCATAGCCGTTGCCGTAGCCATAGCCGTTGACGTTTCCGTAGCCGTCGCCGTATCCGTAGCCGTCGCCGTCTCCGTAGCCGTAGCCGTCGCCGTAGCCGTCGCCGTCGCCGTAGCCGTAGCCGTAGCCGTCGCCGTCGCCGTCGCCGTAGCCGTAGCCGTAGCCGTCGCCGTCGCCGTAGCCGTCGCCGTAGCAGTTTCCGTAGCCGTAGCCGCTGTTGCCGTTGCCAACAGGACGAAACATGGTCTACTT